GATATTCTCAAAATATAAACACTAACAGAATAAAAAACCGTTGAGCCTATAAAATTAATCGGTCAGTCAAGTCTAGACGATTCAACTCCGTAAGCGAGCCGATTATCCACAAGCAGGGAGTCACTACCACAACTACACAGCGTGGCTCCCTGCACCTTCCACAATTAATAAGAGAGGTTACTATGTTAAGAACAACAAGAACACGATTCCTTAGAAATAAGGATTTAATACCGATTGAATCATTAAGTACAATAGGAATTGTAGGTTTAGGCGGTATAGGCTCATTTATGGTGCAAGGTTTAGCCATGATGGGTTGGAGAATGGTAATGGGTTATGATTCAGATATTGTAGTAACTCATAATCTTAGTTCAACTTGCTATCCTATAAAGGATGTAGGTCGGAGTAAAAGAGAATCTGCAGAAAAATTATTTAAAAGTTATTCTGAAGATTGGCAAAAATTTGTTCCAATGACTAATTTTGGAATAAATCATACACCTGAGAATATGATGATTGTCTGTACAGATGACATGGAGTCTCGTAGGATGGTGTATGAAAACTGGGTAAAACTATCTAATCCTCGTTTCTTTATAGACTTGAGGATGGGAGCAACTTCGATAGAAATATCTACAGTAACTCCTGATAATGATAATTATCTACAGGATTGGATACCCACAAATGCGGTAGTATCTGCACCCTGCTCTATGAAACATACAGTATTTGCTACAAATCACGTTGTCTCATTAGGGTTGGCACAAGTGTATAATCTTGTTGCAGGTCTTGCGTATTATGACTATATTTGGTCTAGCCTGAACCCAAATATGGTCGAATTTGGTACATTAATAACTCCAAAAATGAAGGAGGTATCAGTTGATACACGTACGCAAAGTGTCAACCGACTGGACTCAGATGCCAGCAGGATTGACATATCTTATCCTAGGTCAACCCAAAACAGGGAAGACTACAGCAGTTAGTAAGTGGAGTCCTAAGGGAAGTGAGGGAGTATTGATTCTTGATACAGACCTTGGCTCTGACTTCGTGAATGATGCAAATAGTGTCACAGTAGTGTCATTAAATGCACCAACTCGTGCTGTAATGCATAAGGATAAACAAGTGGTTGAAAATGGTCAACCAAAAATGGAAATTATTCCACCTGAAGAAAGAGGTTTCAATTATCGCTCAGGAGATGATAAAGGTACACCAATGCCTGTATATTCTCTAGTAGAGGTATATAATTGGATTTCTTCAGAATGGGAGAACCTTCCATACGACACCATAGCAATAGATACTATAGGGGAGATTAACTCGTGGATTGAATACACGGTTATCAATGAACTAGGTATTACGGCTATGGGAGAAGGTCAATGGGGCGCTGATTGGGGCAAAGCCAGACGTAAAAATCTGGATATTGTCAAGCGATTCCAAGACCTTATGAAGAAGAAAGGTGGAAATCTAGTGTTAGTAAGCCATTCCAAAACATCTCAGATGCAAGATGGAAAGGTACAATTAGCACCAGAACTTCCTCGAGGACTAGGATATTCACTAGCCGCTAAAGCAGATGTAATCGGATATACGACAGCATCAAAAGAAGATGGAAAATATTATATATCATTTGAAGCTTATGATGAGAGAGTAGTTGGTAGTCGTTTAAAGCCACTCGCTCAGAAGATTCTTGAATTTGATTATAATGTCATATGTGAAGAAATTCTAAAATACAAGGAGGAAAAATGAGTATGACTCGTTTTCGACCAGCAGAACTAGAAAAATCTACAGGAAGTAGTTTTCTTGGTTTTGTAGAATGTGGTATTCTTGATTGTGAAGATAAAGCAGGCCAATTTGATTGGGCTGATGTCTATCTTTCAATGGTACTCGATATTAAAGATTCTAAATATCCTCAGGAACTGAAGATAGTTGGGTCTTATGATAAAGAGCCTAATGGGAATATCCAAACCTGTACATTGCTGAAACGCTTATATGCATTTTTTGATGTCATTGACTTCAAAGGCGGGCCAAATGTACAAGGAGAAATGGTAGATGAGAATGGAGAAAGCATTGACTTAGTCAATTACCTTAACCATAATCATTGCTCTTCTCCTAAAAACCCGGAACATAAGTACATTGTGTATTTGTACAAGGAAGCAGGTCGTAAAGACCCTTCTAAGTCTTACACAGTTGCTTTTCCAAGGATAGCTCCTAATACACCTGCAGGGAGAAAGGACCTCGAAGGCTACATAAATTTTATGAAGTCTAAGAACCTTATCAAGGAGGTGCAACAGGACACAACAAGCACAACTGTAGAGCCTAATGGCACTATTAGTAACGGAACTGTTAAAGGTTTCTAATGTTTGTTGAAATGGCAATCGGGAGTCCCTCTAAAAGAGGGGCTCTCGTTCCTTTAGATGATGTATGGGATATTGTATATGAACAGGGAAAAGAACAAGCTGTTTATTCTAGTGTGTACCAATATGACGAAGAGGCATTAGCCTTTGTTAAAGCAAACGGTACAATTAAGAATTTCTTAGGCACTAGATATATTAAGACTGTCCCTATTGATATAGATAGAGGTAATAATTCAGATGAATATACTTTAAAGGTAGCACAGTCTATACTTGAATTTTTAAATAAGGAATTGCATTTAAAGAAGGGAAACTATGCCGTATATTATAGTGGCACTGGTTACCATATAGATTTAAGTGCTGAAAATTTCGGATTTGAACCAAGTCCAGACTTACCTTTCATAGTAAAAGCTACAATGATGAATATGATGAGTGAATTTGAGCCTGACCCATCCGTTTATACAAGGACCGCTATCCTTAGACTTCCCCACACACTTAATATAAAATCACAGTTATATAAGATACCTTTAACAGAAAAACAATTCTTTAGCGAAGTTAATTTAATAATGGAAGCAGCCTCATCAAGAAGACTTGATTTTGGTCAAGATGAATTATGGGGTGACCTATCATTAGAAAAACATATTGTTAAAGAAGTTCCTAAAGTACGCAGTATGCAGAAAATAAATGAACCTGTTAATGTAGTTCCTTGTGTGCAAACATTGTACAATAGAGGACCTTCTAGGGGTAGTAGGAATCATACTCTTTTAAGAATTGCTAGTCATTTCAGAAGAAATGGTATTCCTTCAGATGCTACTAAAGCATCATTATTACACTGGAACGATAACCAACTAAATCCACAAATTGTTATAGATAAGGTCGAATCAACATATAACTATGGATATAAGTATGGATGTCATGATGAATTATTAAAGAAAGTTTGTAATCCAAAATGTGTTTATTACAAAAATAAGGACTATCTTGTAGAAATTAAAACATCCGGAGATTTACAGAAAGAACTCGAAAGTAGATTAGAATCAGATTTTACAGGTAAGATGATAAATCTTGCTCAGATGTTTGGTTTAGAAGGTAAAGATTGTACGATTTACCCCGGAGAATTAGTAACAATATTTGGGCCTACGGGTGCGAATAAGACAGCCTTAGCACAAAATATCGCATTAGGATATGATTTTGCTAATGATGAAATAAGAAGAGAATGGCAAATACCCACCTTATACTTATCTTTAGAATTAAGTGGTTGGTATATGCATAGACGGAACCAACAGATTGTTAGCGGGATGACTAAAGAGGATGTTACGGCAAATTATAAGTATGTTGGAGAGAACTATAACAAGTATTTAGAACATCTCAATATACAGACAGTTAGCCCTACACCAGATATGATTCAAAAAGCAATAAGAGACTTACAACCTAGTTTGGTTATAGTTGATTACATAGACCTAGTTGAACCACCCAAAGGTATTCGTGGAGAATATGAACAGGTACGATATGTATCTCATTTTCTATCAAACCTAGCAGTGAACCTAGACATAATTATTGTACAGGTATCACAAGTTGCCAGAGAGTATAGCAGGAACCAAATTCTTGATATCTATGCTGGTAAAGGCTCAGGTGCAATAGAAAATGCATCACGAAAAGTTATTGGGATAAATGGAAAACAAGATTCTACAGAAAAGACTGTCTCTTTATTTAAAAATAGTGATGGAGACCTATTCGATGTAGAACTTGAATGGACACCATCATTCAGATTACCAAGGAGGTAAAAGATGCCATTCCCATTTAAGCATACTGTGAAAACAGAAGTAAGTTCTGAAGTAAAATTCAAATTACAAAAACTTGCTAAAGACAATAAGAGAAGTATGCGTAAACAACTTGAACATATCATTGAACAAGCAGTGGAGAAGAAAGATGGAAAAGAAAACAACTCGTGAATTACTAG